GAAAAATACGTTACTGACAAAACAGGTGTAAAAACACTTGAAATTGTTGGTGCATCTTTTACTGCTGATGAAGTATCAATATTTGGTACTCCTAATGATGAGTATATCAAAAGAGAAATTGATTGGTATCTTAGCGAAAGTCTTTATGTGTATGACATTCCTGAAAAAACGCCTGAAATATGGAAACAGATATCATCGACAAAAGGCAAAATTAATTCTAATTACGGTCAGTTGATCTTTAGTAAAGAAAACCATAAGCAATACAACCACGTGTGCCAACAACTTTTATGTGATCCAAATTCGCGAAGAGCTGTTATGATTTACCAAAGACCTACTATGCATGACGATTTTAGTGTTGATGGTATGTCTGATTTCATTTGCACTAATGCTGTCCAATATATGGTTCGCGACAATGCTCTTCATGCTGTTGTTCAAATGCGATCAAATGATGTTGTGTTTGGTTACAGAAATGATTATGCCTGGCAAAAGTTTGTGCTTGATCGCCTAGTGAAAGATCTAAATGATTTTGGTGAAAATACTTATTCGGCTGGTGACATTACTTGGCAAGTAGGATCTTTGCACGTATACGAGCGGCATTTTAAGTTTATTGATAAGGAAATTAAAGCAAGAAAAAAAGCTGATGAAGTTCAATCTCTTGCTCAATCATCAATGGGCGACTCATGAAGTTTAACGCATCTCAGTTAGATAGTGATTTTTATCTTGCCCGAGCTAAGGCAGAAGCAAATGAAATCTTTTCAAAGACAAGTACACGTTTAAAAAGGTCATTCGAACAAATCTTAGAAACAACCTTATATGGTCATGCCCCTGAAGTATTCCTTATAAAGGAAATGGGATTCACTGATGATATTAGAAAATACAAAGACGTTATTGATGCAGACAATAGTTGTGTAGAAGTAAAAGTAACTGAAGGTGACTATTACGTTCCATATGTCTTAAAGAGAGCAAACCGCGCTCGTCAAGACGTGTGGAGGGACCATCCTGATATCTTATATATTTTTATTGGAGATAAGGTGACTGCAGACTATAGCCTTCACGGTATATATTCTTGGGATAAAAATAAGAAACAATTTGTTTTACAAGCTTGATAAAAAATAGTATAATAACACTATGAAAAGTGAAAAAGAATCAATTAAGGTTTTAGAAGAATGTGCAGATTTACAAATAAAAAAGTCTAATGACTATCAAAATCCTAACTCACGCATAAAACAGGCAGATTATTATCCTCGCGGAATTGTCTCAATCCTTGATATTGTTCACGCAAAAGTTCTTCGTATGCAATCAGTTCTTGAGGCAATGGAATACGACACAGAATATACACAAAACTTTGAATCTTTAGAAGACTCTGCAAAGGATTTGATTAATTACTCTTCATTCATGGTTGCGTACATGCGACATGGTATTGAAGGTCAATCACCCGACCGTGATTTTTTAAACCGCAAAGAACCTAGTGGTCATAAATAATATTATGAAGAATATTTCAATAATAATGGGTCGTGGTATTGAAGGATGCGGGGTGACAAAGTTTACGATTGAGCAGTGTAAATATTATGACAAGCATGGATATAATTATAAAGTCTATGCTTCTAAAGACAAGACATGGTCACGCACAAAATGTCATAACGTCGATAATATTAGTAAAGTAAAGTTTGCTAAAGATGCTGAAGTAGATATCGCTATTAAAGAAATAAACGAGTCTGATGTTGCTATCATCAATTCCCTCCCTCCGATAAGTTTACAAATAGAAGCGGTTAATAATTTTAAAAGAATGATTAGTGAAATCACTGTCCCAATTGTTCTTATTCAACACGATCACAACATGATCTCCATTCGGCGTAATGCGGGATTGGATGAAGCTTTAGCTGCAGCCAAAGTAGTTTTTGCTCATTCTACAAAAAGTGATTTTGGAATTTATGCTAGTGAAAAAGTAGGTAGCAATGTAGACTTATTTGGTGTAAATGAAGGTACACCAATATTACCTTTCCAACCAGGTATGTATTTTGACGAGGTAAAAGAACAATATTGGAAAGAAAGCTGTGAAAATCAACGACATCATAAGTGGATTGGTCGCACTACACCTTGGAAAGGTTACCCAGAAATGTTTATTTTTCATGATGAGTATCTTAGACCAAATAATCTTCTTACAACATTTGAAGGTATTGATCGATCTCCGGCAATGATACTATTTAGAGAATTGTATGAATTTGAAGATCATACACGCACCAGAGAAAACCCTAACACATACGATTTATCTGAAGCTTATGGATCTCTTGTACAATTATTTGGTCCTTATAACCATAGCGAAATGCTTGAAAGAATGTCAAATGTCGGATTTGGATATCAGCTTTCGAGAATGAAAGAGCGGTTTATTTATCGTTCTATTGAATATACTCATTGTGAAGTTGTCTGCACGGGGACAATTCCTGTCTTTAATAAAAAGTACGGAGATATTTGTATACATAGACACTATGGAAAACCACTAACTGAGTGTGATAATAGCGGAACTATTTGGCTTGACGAAAATAACTTTGACGCAGCATTTCAACAAATTTTAGAACTTAAAAATAATCCTAAAAAACGTGAAGCAATGAGAAATCAGGCATTTGAATTTTACAAACTACACCAAGATGCTGATTACACCTTTAAAGAATTGATGAATAATATTGAAAATGAACTATAAATACGCTTCTGTTGTCCCACTTATAGGGGGTGAAACTATTGCGATGCAGAATGTCTTTGGTGCAAGACCTGAATACATTTTATCGTATTCAGCATTTAAGGCTAATGATTCACAACTTCTTAATCACTATAATAATGAAGTTCCTTACCACGTAATTGACGAAGGTAATGGCCGATCAGATAGTGTTGATGTAGTTAATGCAGTATGTCCGTGCGCAGGTCTATCTTCTTTAAGTCCTTCTGCATCCATTGATAATAAAGCAAATAACTGGATGATTGAATCTGCGGAATACGTTTTAACAAATGTTAAGCCTAAAGTATTTTGGGGTGAAAACGCTCCTCGACTTGCATCTAATATGGGTAAACCTATTGTTGACCAATTAAGAAAACTGGCGAAAGATAAAGGTTATACATTGTCTTTATATAAAACTAAGTCTAAACTTCATGGCTTAAGTCAAACGCGCGACAGGTCTTTTTACTTTTTTTGGAAGGGAGATTCAATACCTATCTTTCCTTTTTTCAGACGGCCGCACGAAAAAATTGAAGATACTATTATTAACGCATATGTTGATGAAAAAGATCCAATGAATGTTCTTGTTAATACTAATAAACCAACTGATAATCCTTTTTACCGTTTTGTTTTAGAAGAACTTGAAGGAGGTGTTACTCACTCTCAATTCCAAGAAAAAATTGAACGAAGTATTAATCCCTTAGACTATCTTGAAAACTGCGGAATTAAGTATGACAGAGTTGCTAAATGGATGACTGCGCATAAATATGATAAACAGGCTAAGCGGTGCGAAGAAATTTATGAAAAACTTGAAAATGGTGGCAACATCATGCGTAAAATAACAGAAATTCCTAAGGACTATATCGGCGCTTTTGTTGGTCATTTACCAACGTGTCTTACTCATCCGATTGAAGATAGATATCTTACAGTAAGAGAGTGTCTTTCAATTATGAAAATGCCTTCAGATTTTCAGCTTGTAGGTGGAAAAAAGAATCTTAATATGATTTGTCAAACCGTCCCAGTTACAACCGCGGAAGATATGTCAAGAACAATTTTGGATTGGCTTGATGGAAAGTTAAATACAAAAAAAGCAGAGTTTGGTGTTTTTGACAACAAAAAACAAACCTATGAATTTAAAGAAAAACCACAAACACTTGAATCGTTTATTTAAGGTTGTACAAACAACCGCGATTAGTATATAATTGTATCACAAATTAAGGAAACCATGTCACTATTAGATAAATTAAAAAAATCGTCACGCTCCGCAGGAGTAGCAATTCTTTCAGAATCAAAACTTTTTTCTGAAAAAGAACTGACAACAACACCGGTGCCAATGATTAACGTTGCGCTTTCCGGATCAATCGATGGAGGACTTGCCTCGGGCCTTACAGTTTTAGCTGGTCCATCTAAGCATTTTAAAACGTCATTTGCACTTTTGATGGCTGCGGCTTATTTAAAAAAGCATGATGATGCAGTTCTTATGTTTTATGATTCAGAGTTTGGATCTCCACAATCCTACTTTGAATCTTTTGGTATTGACACTTCACGGGTGCTTCACACTCCTGTTACTAACATTGAAGAATTGAAGTTTGACATTGTACACCAATTAAATGAGATCGATCGCAAAGATAAAGTCATTGTTGTAATTGACTCTGTTGGAAATATCGCCTCTAAGAAAGAAGTTGAGGATGCTGAGAACATGAAATCAGTCGCTGATATGACACGGGCAAAGGCTCTCAAAGGTCTGTTTAGAATGATCACACCAACATTAACTCTTAAAGATATCCCCCTGCTTGCTATTAACCATACTTATATGGAACAAGGTATGTTTCCGAAAGCTGTTGTTTCAGGCGGAACTGGTGTAATGTATTCTGCTGATAATGTTTGGATCATCGGCCGCCGTCAAGAAAAAGATGGCACTGAAATCAAAGGGTATCACTTTGTTGTAAACGTTGAAAAGTCTCGATTCGTTAAAGAAAAATCTAAAATTCCTATTTCAGTTTCTTGGGAAGGTGGCATTCAGAAATGGTCTGGTTTACTTGATGTAGCTCTAAAAAGCGGGTATGTCATTAAGCCCAAAAATGGTTGGTACCAAGCAAAAAATCCAGCTAATGGTGAAGAGCTATCCGGAAACGTTCGTGCTAAGCAAACTTTAGAAAAGGCTTTTTGGGAACCAGTCTTCGAAAAGACTGATTTCGCACAGCACATTGAAAAAATGTTTAAAATTGGAACAGTAGAAATGGTAACAGAGGAGGTTGAAGATGGCAGCGAATAAAATAAATGTTGACCGCTATATACAATTTGTCGAAAAAGGTGATAGTGAATTATATTCATTAAAGGTTGTACAAGGTCCTTATAATGGTGTAGTATATACCTATGGTAAAGTTGAAATCAAAGGTACAGTTGATGAACCAGTTGTCAAATTTGACTTTACAATTAATGAAGTTCCTAAGGGAAAAAAGAAAACTAAATTAGAAAAATCTAAGGCGTTTAAAAATTTTATGGGTGATATACTTATCACTTTAATCGAAGAAAAAGTTAATGACGAATCTACAGAAGCTGATACTCAAGAATCTGACGAATGATGAAGAATTTTGTCGTCAGACCCTACCGCACCTAAAGCCCGAATACTTTGAAAACGAGTATCGGCCTGTGTATGAACTAATACTCCAATTCCTAGGTAATTACAACAAACTGCCTACATCATCTGCTTTAGATGTTGAGTTTCAAAAGTCAGATTTTATAAATAAGTCAAATAAGAACGAGATTCATAATTTAATTCTTGACTTATGTAATCATGAGAAGATTGACAGAGAATGGCTACTGAACTCTACCGAGGAGTGGTGTAAGAATAGAGCAGTCTATCTTGCTATCATTAAATCTATAAGCATCATCGATGGAAAGGAGAAACAACTAACTGATGGTGCAATCCCCGGAATACTATCCAAGGCGCTTCAAGTGTCTTTTGATACAAATGTCGGCCACGACTATTTTGAAAATTCAACCCAACGATACGATTTCTATCATGCTCAAGAAGACAAAATACCTTTCGACTTATCGCTCTTTAACACCATTACGAAAGGTGGTGTTTCGAATAAAACTCTTAACATCATATTGGCAGGTACAGGTGTGGGAAAAAGTTTGGCAATGTGTCACTTTGCTAGTGCCAATCTCGCCGCTGGACTCAACGTACTATACGTTACTCTCGAAATGGCAGAAGAAAGGATTGCTGAGCGCATCGATGCAAATTTACTTGATGTCCCGATTGATCAACTTGAGACGTTGCCTCAACAACTTTTTGATACCAAGGTTAGCAAGCTCAAGGAGAAGTCTAGAGGCAAACTTATCGTAAAAGAATATCCTACAGCTACAGCGCACGTCGGTCATTTCCGAGCTCTGTTTGATGAGCTCAGGCTTAAGAAAAACTTTAAGCCTGATGTTGTCTATGTTGATTATCTTAATATTATGGGATCATCAAGAATCAAAGGGCTAGGTGGTTCTGTTAATACATACTCTCTTATTAAAGCAATTGCTGAAGAACTTAGAGGTTTAGCTGTTGAGCACGATGTTCCAATTTGGTCAGCTACTCAAGTTACTCGTTCAGGGTTTGGCAATACTGATGTTGAGCTGACAGATACTTCTGAATCATTTGGTCTTCCTGCTACCGCGGACTTAATGCTAGCACTCATTTCTACTGAGCAGTTGGAAGGTATGAATCAGCTAATGGTCAAACAACTAAAGAATCGTTACAATGATCCAACTCAAAATAAAAGGTTTGTTGTTGGTATTGATCGAGCTAAAATGCGTTTATTTGACGTAGAAGATTCTGCTCAGACATTATCTAGTGATGAAATTACAACACCTGCAGCACCATGCGGAAATAGCGACTTTTCGGCCTTTAAGATCTAAATATGTTCAATTGAACACCAAAATAAGTGTATTTTCTGTAAAAAAGGTATTTACAGAAGCTGATTTTTGTGGTAGAATTGACTTAGATCAAAATGGTTGAAGTAAGTGGCTCCGGAAAAAGAAAAAGAAATAATGTTAAATCGTTATCTGAGTTTTGCGTAAAAAAACTAATGCCAAGACTTTATGGCAAACTATCTATTAAGATACAGTTAATATGCCGCCTTACTGAAAAGGAATCTCTCGCAGGTGATTGTATTTGGGAGGATGATTCTTGCAACAGACCTAGAGAGTTTACTATACGCATTGATTCTACGCAAGACGAAACGGCGATGATGGAGACAGTTGCTCATGAAATGGTTCATGTTAAGCAGTATGCTAGAGGCGAACTAAAAGATTTTTTTTCCACTAATAAAGTTTGTAAATGGCAAGGAGAAAATGTTGACATTTCTAAAATGGATTATTATGATCAACCATGGGAAATTGAAGCACACGGCCGCGAAAAAGGTCTTTATATGCGATGGCTTTCTTCACAGATTTAGTATTAATCATATTGTTAAGGATATAAGTATTATAAATAGAAATACAATTTAATGCTAATATGATAAATTTAAAATCTTTTTTAACATTTTTTACCGAAGCTACAAGACCTCCAGAAAACGATGAAGAAAAATCTTTATATTCCTTTATGGAAGAGCTGGATTCAGTTGTTGCTCATATTAAGGTAGAAGACATTGGTATAAACACTAAAACAAATTCAAAAACAGTTTATATTGATAAGTATTTGAATGGTGCGCAAAGACCAGCATATGTTATAGCTGCATCAGATCACATAAAAAACCACCCAGAATACACATTAGATAGTGTTGCTAGTGGTAGAGCATCAAAGGAATTTGCGTTTATTTCGCCTGATAGCGGAAGAACAGTACACGTAAAATGCCGGCCACAAGGAGGGTTTAAATCTGATGGTGATCCTAATGAATTATTTGCTTCTGCATTAATGCTATTGCCAAAAATTGAAACACCAATTGATGATGTTGAAATGGATGTGATCATTGATAAAGTAAAAAGGTTAGTAGATAGTGGTAATGTTATAGGTCACACACCAGGACAGGTAGCTGGAATGGACAAAAACTATGGAAAATTGTGTTCAGCAATTTCTGCTGCGCAATCAATTCCTAAAGAATACTTAAACGCCGATAAGGTATATTTAACTGGTCAAGCTTGGGATAAAGACGTTAAACAATTTCAAAGAACAAAGTACGGAATGAAAGATTTTAATTCTTCCGATTTTATTATTAAAAAGGGCAATAATTATTTAGGTGTATCTCTGAAAGAAAAAAAGCTTGCAACTACTGCAGATCCTACATTAATTAACAAATCATTTTCTTCAATGTTAGCAGCATTCTCAACTGAAGCTGACTCAAAATTTGGAGATTTAAAAAATAAATTAGAAGAGCAAATTGCTATTTTCTACAGTGCTGTTATTATTAGGAATTATAAAAAATTAAATAGGCAAACACAGGAAGAACTTAAACCAATTGCAAAATTGCCTTTGAGAAAACAAATGGAATTTTTGGTAGGTTCTGGTAAAAAGCGGCCATGGAAACAATATGTAAGAGCCTTAGATAATAAAATAATTAATTCATCTTTAACTTCGCAAAAAAGTGTGCTGTCTAAAATGGATAGTATTTTATTAAGCAATTCAGATGTTTTTGCAGAATCTTTGGTCCAACTTATCTTTAAAGCAGAGCTTAAAGATTTGAAAAAAGTAAACTTTGACTTTGCACTTGTAACTGGAATTGGTCAATATTTAAAAAAAGGTCCTCAAATTTCAAAGGGGGAATACAAAGATATTGACACAATGTCAAGTGTTTTAGAAAACATATTTTCGGCAGGTAAAGCAAAAATAATTAAAAATCCAAAAAAGAAGCAAGCATTTGAACTAGGAGCAACTGCTGCGAATTTAAATTATCTCTTAGTAATAGGTGAAACACCTATTATGCAAATACAACTAAGGTACAAAGGAAACTTTGGATCGGCCCCTTCATTTCAAGCAGGAATGACTAAAGAATTTAAAGCACTATTTAATTAATGAAATCATTTATAGAACATCTTAGCGAAGCAGAATATGATGGCCGGAAAGTCACCTTAAATAAGCCATTTCGTTCTGATGATAAAAAGAAAAAGTTTTACGTTTATGTAAAAAACGAAAAAGGCAACGTTATAAAACTAGGATTTGGAGATCCTAACATGGAGATTAAACGTGATGATCCCGGCAGGTTAGCTGGATTTAGAGCTCGTCACCAATGTGATACAGATCCAGGCCCAAAGTGGAAAGCACGCTATTGGTCATGTAAGTTTTGGGAGAAAGGTAAAACTGTAACAGACCTATTAGATAGCGTTGATATATGTGACAGTATACTAGAAGCATCTCGCGGAGGTAAAAACACACACATGACACATATCGAAGATCGTGTTATTTACGGCGGAGTTAAGGGAGCAAGAGAATCAATTCTCGCTCTTCGTTCTTTGAGAGATATGTTAGCCGGTAAAGTTAGTTCTTCAACTGATGTTACTGAAAAGTGGGACGGAGCACCTGCTGTATTTGCCGGAATTGATCCTGCAGATGGTAAGTTTTTTGTAGCTAAAAAAGGTATTTTTAACGCGAAAGCAATGGTTTATAAGTCAGAGGCCGATGTGAGAAACGATACATCTGGCGACTTAGCAGACAAATTAGTAACAGCATTCAATGAACTTAAAGATATTGGTATTAAAGACGTTATTCAGGGAGATCTTATGTTTACAAAGGGAGACCTTGAACCTGAATCTATCGACGGTGAGAAGTATATTACATTTCAGCCTAACACACTCGTATATGCAGTACCTACCGGTTCTGATTTAGCAAAGACAATTTCGAAAGCTAATTTAGGAATTGTGTGGCATACAACTTACAAGGGTGATAGTTTTGAATCTATGACTGCATCTTATGGTGTAGACATTTCCTCTCTTAAAAAGAAATCAAGTGTTTGGCAAAAAGATGCTGGACTTGGATTTAAAAATCTTTCTGGTACAGCAACATTAACTAAAGCAGATACTGAAGAAGTTACTACACAACTTTCAAAAGCTGGTAAAATCTTCCAAAAGATTAAGTCAACAACTCTTAACGAGTTAGAAAATAATCCAGAACTTGCTAGCAAACTTGAGACATTTAATAACACACTCGTAAGAAAGCGTGAGCGTATTGAAAATACTGCAAAGCATGTAAATGATCTAATTGCTTGGTTTGATAAAAAACATAAGGCCGAGTACAAAAAGCGCAAAAGTGATAAAGGCAAACGAGATATAGCACTGAAGAATGAAAACGAAATGAAGTTCTTTTCTAAGGAAAATAGAAAAAACCTTGACATGATGTTTCAGCTAATGAATGCAATTGTTGATGCTAAGTTAATCATTATAAATAAACTCGATAAGTTAAAAGAAATTGACACTTTCATTAGAACTAAAAAAGGTTTTAAAGTAACAGGTTCAGAAGGATTTGTTGCGATCGACTATAATACTAATGGGGCAGTTAAACTAGTTGACCGATTAGAATTTTCTACAAACAATTTTTCACAAGATGTTATAAAAGGTTGGGAACGATGAAAAAAATAAACAACATTAAAGGCTTTAAACAGTTTAATGAAGAACGTGTAAAGGCAATAGTTTTTGCGTTTGGAAGATTTAATCCTCCTACTGTTGGACATGGTAAGCTTATTACCAAAGTAGCAGCAGCAGCTATTGGAAATCAGTATCGTATATATGCTTCGCAATCAAATGATTCTAAGAAGAATCCTCTTAAGTATAAAGAGAAAATTCGTGTTATGCGTAAAATGTTTCCAAAACACGGAAGAAACATAATTGAAGATAAGAATGCAAAAACTGCATTGCATATTGCTTCTATTTTACACGATCAAGGTTTTACTAAACTAACAATGGTCGCTGGCTCTGACCGCTTAAAGGAATTCCAAAAACTCCTTAAAGATTATAATGGTGTTAAAGGCCGCCACGGATTTTATGATTTTAAGGATGGTATAGAAGTTATTTCAGCAGGCATAAGACACCCAGACGCAGAAGGTGTCGAAGGAATGAGTGCTTCTAAAATGCGTGCTGCTGCAATTGATGGAGACTTTAAAGCATTTAGTCAAGGGTTGCCAAAGGAATACGGAGAAGACATGACTCTATTTAATCTAATTCGAAAAAGATTGGGATTAAAAGAAATGGTTAGCTTTCGTAAGCATGTTCAACTCCCAAGTCTTTCAGAGAAAAGAGAAGAGTATATTTCAGGCGAAATATTTAATGTAGGAGATACTGCAATCACCGAGTCTAATAAAGAAATCGTAATTAAAGAAAGAAAGTCAAATTACGTTGTTGATACAAATAATAAAAAACATTTCATTGAAAAAATTAATCCTTCTTATAAAAAAGGTTTATCAAAATCAACCACTGCAAAACGTCAAGCTCAGTTTAATAAGCAAGCTAAAATGGATGATGATGACCCAAGTTCTTATAAGCCTGCACCTGGAGATGTTCGGTCAAAGACAAAGGTTTCGAAACACACAAAAGCGTATCACAAAAAATTTGGTAAAAAGGAAGCTTTAGATCAAGGTACAGATGACTTAGTTAAAGCGTACAAAAAGCTCACACCACTTGAAGAAAAACAAATTGCCGGTCTTAAGAAAAAAGCAGAAGAATCTGGTATGCCATATGGCATATTGAAAAAGGTGTTTGACAGGGGAATGGCCGCCTGGAAATCAGGTCATCGTCCAGGAGCAACTCCTCACCAATGGGCGTATGCACGAGTCAATTCCTTTGTTACAAAAAGTAAAGGAACATGGGGTGGAGCGGATAAAGACTTAGCAGCAAAGGTTCGGAAAGAATCTATAGACGAGGGAGAAGGGAAATACAAAGGAGAAACTTGGGAAGATGGTTTTAAACGTCGTGTAGTAAAGACAACGAAGGACGAGCATAAAGCAGACGGTTATAAATGGCGAATTAAAGGAAAAGAACGTCCAGAAATTTCAATCAAGCTTTATAAGAAAAAGCCTGATTTTAAAGAATTTGAAAAACAAATGAAACGCGTCGCTGGCCACGAGTTTGGAGGTTAAGTATATTATAAATAGTATAAATTATTCTAATGGGAGAAATGAATCAAGGAGACAAACAAAGATTAGACCGTATTGAAGAAAAAATCGATAGGATGTCAGAAGCGGTAATTGCTTTAGCACGGGCTGAAGAAAAAATCATCTCCCTTGATGAGACTACTCGTATGATTCTTCAAAAAATGGTCAATCAGGACGAAAGATTACGCAAGGTTGAAAATATTCAGCACGAAAATGAATCTACAATTAAGACCATAAAATCTATCGTTTGGACTACAATATCTGCATTAATCACTACAGCCGTTGCTACTTTAGCTTGGCTATTTACTGGATCACCTGAATGAAAACGTTTAAAGATTATCTTATTGAAAAACCATTGACACCTTCTCAGCGAGTTGCTAGAAGTCGTCAAATGAAAAGGTTAATGCCTAAGATAAAAAAGAAACGCGAGATCGCAATGCGCAAAAAGGCCTCACCTGCTCAATTGAAAATACGATCTCAGAAAAAAGCCACTGACATTATCCGCAAAAAATTTGTCCCTGACGGTCAAGATTATGCGAGTATGTCATTTGCTCAAAAGATTCAACTTGACAAAAAGGTTGAAAAGAAAAAGGCCGCCATTAAAAAGATCGCAAAAAAGCTAATGCCAAAAATGAAACGTGCAGAAGCAGAGCGTGTAGAAAAATTAAAAGCTAAAAAATAATTATGATTAAAAAAATACTACTATTAACTGCAGCAGCATTATTATCAGTATCTTGCTCAACATGTTGAGCATCTGAAACAATTGTAACCGTGAGTTACGAAATTTTAAAAACTCAATTATAAATTAAAAAAAACTATTATGAAACCACAAGACCAAGCACTCGCTAATATTGCTGAAGCGGCAAAGCGTGTTATGAATAAAGAAACTGAGGTTCAGCCTTCAGACAAAGACTTTGTTGATCTCCATTCGATTGATAAAGGAAAGCGTCGTGGCTCTACACCTCTTGAAGAAAAAGATATCGACGAAGCAAATGAATTTACCAAAGCTGCTGCAAAGGCCGCAGTTGCTGGTGATGACGAATTTGAATTCGAAGGTAAGAAATTCCCTACTGAAATGGATGTAGATGTAGCTAAGAAAATCCTTGGTGAATCAACCGATCTTGATGAAGCATTTATTGACGTTGACACTGCCGATCCCAAATCGCGGGAATTTGAAAAGCTTCTTAAAAAGTATAAAATTAAAGCAAAAATTATAACAATGAAAGGTCCTGGTGGTGGAATGCCACTGGTTAAGCTTTCTGGCAAAAAGAAAGACCTCGAAGGCATTTTGAAAGATCCTATGGGTTGGCAGGATGACGGATTCCTTGCAGGTTTTATTGAAGAATCTTTACTTGATCTGTGCAACGAAAAATCATTGAGCATTGATGAAATGTCCGATGAAGAGCTCGACGAAATGCTAGAAGGTATACTTAAGAGTATAGGTAAAAAAATAGGTGGAGCTGTTAAGTCTCGTGTCACTACTTCAGGCCGTGCAGATCGCGCAACAAAAAAGGCTGACAAAATGGAGAAAAAGGCTAAAGACCGCGAAAGATTAAAAAAAGCTAAAGATAGAATCAAAGCAGTCCGAGATAAAAAGAAGGCCGCAAAGAAGGCCGCGAGGGACGCGAAGAAAGAATCTAATGGTTGAAAAGATAAACTAAAATCTGAGGTTCAGGTTGATGAAGCAAAGTTTGTAAGTAGTTACGATAAAAAACTTGAAAAAGCAAAAAATAAAGCTGATGTTCTTAAGTTGTATCCAAAAGCTGATTTTAAACAAGCTTCTTTTTCTAGCGGATTCGTAGAATTGGAAAAGAACCTCTTTATGAAGTATTACTTTACTAGTGGTAAAAACTTCTATGTCCAAAAAGTGTATTCTAAGAAGGGCCGCAATTATGTAGACCTTTACGATATTCCAGAGCCAAACGAATCTACAAAAATTGATGAATTAAGTGAGTCTAAGGGATTTGAACCTCACTGGATGTACGATCCAGAAACAGGAGAAAAGGAAAGAGCCGAAAAGCCTGAAGATCATGAAAGATTAAAAGCCTTAGGGTGGGGTCATGAACCTCCTGTTAATGAAGCAAAGATTGATAATTATGTTGCGTCACTTGCTAAAAAGTACAATGCATTAAAAACCATTGATCCAAATAGCAAAGATTGGAAAGATCTAGTTAAGCAATTGTCTAACCTTTCTGATGCAGATTTGAAAAAGGTTGTTGATGCAAAAATCAAATGGGCTTCTATGATGGCTGAGCCGATGCTTAAATATGGAAAACACGCATACAAAAGACACGGCGGAAACCTTAATAGAAAGATTGATAAGGCTTTAAAGAAAGGTGATATTGATAAAAGCGACGCTAACCAGATTAAAGGTAATATGAACCCATTTAAGGGTAGAAAGAAATGATAAATAAATCCGTATGGATAATTTGTTATTTGACGAACTGAATAGCCAAAACTTTAAAACATTTGCCGCTAAATATTACACTAATGCGAGATGTCTATCTATGGACGAGTTTTATAGTGATTTGGCAGCTTTTAAATACGTAGTAAGACTACTTAGAAGATATCGCGATCACGGAAAAATACAAGAAAAACTAATACTGAATCACATAATTTTAATTTATAACGTGTTTGAAATTCATGCCGCAACGCGTATGCTATTTCATAAAATAGATGAAGACCTTTGGCCTGCACTAAAAACATTTATAGTATTTTTAAATTATTTACAACCGAACACTTATCAAGATATAAATATTGATTTGAATATAGCTAACAAACTGAAAGAAATATAATTATGGGATTATTTAGAGGACCAGACTTTTTTTACGCACTACGATTTCTTCGTCTTTTGACGATGCCTTGGATAAAAACCGACGCGTTTAAACAAGGCATTGTAGACGATCAAGGAGTAAAGCTTAAAAAACCTGAAACACCTAAAGAAAAGTCATCATACACAATTTTTCATAAATTAGTATTTAATATTCGAAGGCTTTTGGGAAAAATCCCTTTAGGTAAAAGTACAATAGCACGTTACGCCGCGGCATTGTATCTCATTAAGGAACATACAAAAATTAGTGATAAACGACTAATTAAGATTCTTAAAGAAAGTAATGGTGTAGATCTTTCAGAATATAAACCTGAATTAAATGAATGGTATTTGACTGAAGAAGGAAATATAGAAAAAGGAAAATATGCGCTTGTCCGTGACATAGCATTACCAAAGACCGGAGAAATTTTAGCATTAAAAGGGTCTATGGTGGAAATAGCGGAATCTCAACCGCATGGCTCAATATTGGGTCATGCGGTATTTGAGGCAAATCATTGCAAAACAAAACAAAACATTTACATTACACAGGAAGATATCTCTAGATGAATAAAGAAGAAACGACCACCACCGCTGTGGCAATAGCCGATAAACCATTAGGTACTGTTAGAAATACTAAGTATCGAGTTTTTGATGTTTCATCAGAAACTTTTTCTCGCTTTCAGGTGGGAAGAACTAAATATGAACGGTGGTCTAAATTCATCAATGAAGATGAAAGAGATATCGTAAGTTATTATAACAAAAATAAAAGCTCTGTTATAGTCTTGCGTAATTCTGAGAACGGGGCGTTGCGTGCTCTTTACCATTCAAATAAGTAAAAATATAATTTACTTATTTCCTTTGATGTGGTATAATACTTAACATCATACTAATGCTATGTCTATATTCGAAGAACAACAATCTCGCAAACCAAATCTATATCCGTGGACAGAACAGTTCATTGAATCCATGCACAACGGATTCTGGACTGATAAAGAATTCTCATTTACGTCTGACGTTCAACAGTTTAAAACTGAACTTGACGATCAACAAAGAGAAATTATTGTCCGAACACTTTCAGCAATTGGCCAAATTGAAGTTGCAGTAAAGACTTTTTGGGCTAAACTGGGAGAGAACCTTCCTCACCCAGCACTTCAAGACTTAGGCTATGTAATGGCCAATACTGAAGTGATTCACAATAACGCATATGAAAGACTTCTCACAGTGCTTGATATGGAAGATGTATTTGAAGAAAATTTAAAACTAGACTTTATTCAAGGTCGTGTTAGCTACTTACGCAAATACACACACAAATTTTATAAGAGCTCTAAGAAACAGTATTTGTATGCTCTTACACTTTTCACATTGTTTGTAGAAAACGTTTCTCTTTTCTCTCAGTTTTACATTATTAATTGGTTTGCACGTTATAAAAATGTTCTTAAAGATACTGATCAGCAGGTTAAGTATACACGAAACGAAGAGAATATTCATGCTCTTGTTGGTATGAAAATTATTAACACAATCCGTGAAGAAAGCCCCGAATTATTTGACAAAGAACTAGAAGAGAGAATCAGGGGAGAGGCTGTAGACGCTTTCACGGCCGAAAGCAAAATAGTTGATTGGATGATTAACGGAATTGACGAACCTGGTTTAAATGCTACTATTGTTAAAGAGTTTATTAAAAACCGCATCAATTCATCTTTAGAACAAATTGGGTTCAATGGGGTTTTTGAAGTAGATGATAGTCTTTTAGAATCAACAATGTGGTTTGAAGAAGAGTTGCTTGGAAATAATATGACAGATTTTTTCCACTCCCGTCCTGTTGAGTATTCAAAGAAAAGCCAGTCTTTTGACGAAGACGACCTTTTTTAAAATTTTTTATTATTATCATATTATGAATGACATTTATTGGTTAAACAAAGACAGTAGGCAGTTTCTCGAAAGAGGCTACCTTCTCCCTGGTGAAAAACCAGAACAACGCATTATTGATATTGCGAATAAAGCCCAAGAATACCTTGGGAATGATAGTTGGGCAGAAAAGTTTATTGACTATATGCACAAAGGATTTTATTCCTTATCTTCTCCAATATGGTCAAACTTCGGCCGAGATCGAGGATTACCCATATCTTGTTTTGGATCATACATTCCAGATGATATGGAAAAAATTCTTGGCAAAATAGCGGAGGTTGGAACTATGTCTAAGGTCGGCGGAGGAACTTCTGCGTATTTTGGTGATGTTCGTCCACGAGGTGCAGAAATATCTAGCGGAGGTAGCGCAACTGGAGTTCATCATCAGTTAACAGTATTTGATTCTTTAACAAACTACATTTCGCAAAGCAACGTACGAAGAGGATCGTTTGCGGCTTAT